ATCATATAGTCGCCATTTATAAATAGGCTCACCATTAACATCGCATTGCACTATATCGATAGTACCGAACACATTTTCAATCTTTTGATTGATAGCTTCAACAAATCTTTCATATAACACTTTGTTTCTAATAGCCCCATGTTCTAAAGTAATAACTTCTTTTTTAACTCTGCCTGGTTCTGACCAGTCATCTCTTGCTCCACCTTCTGCCACTTCAACATCTTCCATTTCCATAGAAACACCTGATGATTTAGTGAACAAAGCAATTTCCATACCGTCTAACATTACAATAAAAGCCCACTTGTGGATATGACCTTTAGGTCTAGGTAATTTACTAGCTCTAGGAATTACACTCATTTTTACTCTCCTTTAAATATATTAATTAACTTGTTAAACTGTTACAAAATCATGAACTAAGCTACCATAAATCCATTCAGTAGGTGAATCCATATTGAACCCAATATCCCAATACATTTTAGCAGCCTTTCTTGTAGCATCTGTGTTCTTTTCAGAGTACTTAAACATATAACTTTTACTAGCGTCTGTTCTGCTAAAGAAAGCACCAGCTAACATTAAATCTCTAAGCAATGTTATACTTTGTGTATCGATAGCTTCTTTAGCTATATCATGTGGTCTGTGTCTATACTTGTCACCAATCTTATAAAGAGTTCTTATGATTCTGTTAGCAAGAATACGCTTTCCAGACCACTGTACATTAGCACTTTCTGTAGCGAATGTTTTACATCCATCATTCATGCAAACGTCATCATCATTTGTTACAATAGGGTTATAATTGTTATCATAAACTTTGTCTCTATGTGTAATGTCGTTAATAAATGTTGAATGAACTGTGATGTTTTCCGAAAACTCTCCCCAACCTTCATACCCAGCACTCTCTTCCACGATATTAACTAAAGCATTTTTGTTTCTTAATGCTGCTACAAGAACAGAAGAAGGAACAAAAACTTTGTCCGTCATGTCAACACCTAATGTAGTCTTCTTAGGATCAAAAGTAATCAATGGTGTAGCCCCATCAGAAGCTAATGTAGACTTAGCAAACACATCATATATGTTTGAGAAATAAACACTCTCTACATTTTCACCACCAACTAACATCTCGCATTGACCTTCGTGTATTCCGTTATCTTTGTCAATATATTGTACAGTATTAGGAAATGCTGTAGCTCCAGAGAAAGACATTTTAGAAGTTGAAAGATTGTCAAACCCTGCAAATATAGCATCTCTTCTGTGTACCATTGTGTAATACATAAATTTGTTATATAAGCCTAAAGCAGCTGAACTCATAGTATGACTTTCTACATTAGTAATCAATGCTCCAACATTTGCAAGCTCATAAGTAGGCATGATGAAATAGTCAGCCTTAAATTCATCAAATGCAAAGAATCCTGTCTTAGGATATACATTATCTAAACTTCCGTTCTCTTCGCTTCTTGGAAACACATCTTGGTCTGTAGCACATTCTGCGAATAATGATGCATCACCATAGTTATAACCATTGTTACCAAGTATATCATCTGCATCCAACAATGAACCCATTGTAAAGTTAACATTGAAATTTACAGCAGTAGAATCTTCTGTAATCAATTCAAGAGAACCATTGTTAGAACCAACAGGGTAGTAATCAGCTTCATATAATGTAGTAGCTGCTGGAAACATTCCATAAGCAACTGTATCGATTGTAGTACCATCTGTTATAGTAATACCGTCTCTTGCATTAAGGTTAGTATACATTGAAATTCGTCTTGCCTCTGGAGTAGCCCCAGGAATGGCTAATGTAGCACCGATTACAGTCCATTTCCCATCTTTAAAACCTTGAACATTGAATACAATGTTTACAGAAGATTCACGAATGTGAAGTTTTATAAACTCATAATCAGAAGTAAATGTAGAATCAAACTCTATAGAAGGAGCTGTTCCACCAACAGAGTCAGAACCTAAGAACATGTAAGTAGGGTCTGAATGATTTATTTCACTAATAGTGCCAGCACAAGAGCCTGTCATTTCAGTCCAATCACCTGCAGCTTTGTCGGCATGAGTAACCATTCTCTTAACGATTAGATGACCACCACCCTCTGCAAAAAACTCATACACTTCCATTGTAGCTGGAAACATTTTTCCAAACCAAGTTGAATCTGGAGAAGAAACCGACGCCAAACCACCAAATTCTTCTTGATATTCAGACCAATTCTTAACTAGTTTAGGCCTAGTTGTGCCTCGTTCTGTAACGCCATAGTAAGCTGTAACTGTACCATTCCCTGAAGGATTGATGATTTTTTTTACTTCTTCACTAATGACATATTTACTTGCACCATTACCCATAACAATCTCCTTTAATAATTTTTGTTAATAAAAATAAAAATATCCTACTACTACAACACATATCATATAGTATTCAATACATAACTCTTACTAACGTTTTATAATCAATCATCTATTTCTTTTTTTTTTGCTAGACCTTTTTTGCCCTTAGTGCCTTTCTCTTTTTTAACTTTATCTTTAGATGGCTTAGTGCCTTTCTCTTTTTTAACTTTATCTTTAGATGGCTTAGTGCCTTTCTCTTTTTTAACTTTATCTTTAGATGGCTTCTTGTCATTAGTTTTTTTAACTTCTTCACGCTTCTTCATGTCTACACTCAAAGAACCATTGCTAAACAATTCTGGAATAATATCATAATCTAACAACTCTTTAGCTATCATTATTTTTTCCCCTGGCTTAACTGTTCTTATACTACCCTTAGGGTATGACAATCCCTTATAAAGTCTTGGTAATTTAATCTCAATAACCTTGTCTGTGTTGTTGTAATACTTCATTTTGACTTCTCCTCTTTTAAAAATTGCTCTTCGTATATATAATCTACCTTATCTATAAACCCATTCTGTAGAGAATGCTTAGGAATGCTACAAAGAATAGTCTCTATCACAGCATAATGATACCCATCTTTACTGTGATGTTGTGCTTGTTTTTTAATCCTGTACTCATATTCTATCTGACTTGACTCATAATCACTTATGACACTAGGTATCCCAAACTTTACATTAGAAACCATAAAATTTTCATAAACAGCAAGCATGTTCTCTAATATCATGTTTGACTTGGCATAAAATATAAGAGTAAAAATGATGTTTACTATTTCAGTATGCCTCTGTACACCTATTGCGTCATTTAAGTAAGAATTATATTCCAACCCACTATTAGGGTTAATGGTGGTATCTTTGTGTGCATACGTTCTTAGGTGGTCCTTTTCGACAACAGGGTCAGACACCACCAATCCAAATGTACCTGTTGGCTTTATTGATATACCATCATCTGTATAGTCTCTATGTGCGTAAAAGACACACTTGTCTGAAAATTCTTGTAGATGCCTTAGCTTAAAGTTTTCCTTAACCCATGTTATATTGCCTTTCTCTTTTACAAAACTAACATAAGAGTAAGTAAAACATTCTTCTTTTACAGAAGCTTCTTTTTCTAATGTTTCTGGGTTTATCACTATAGATTTACTTGGGTCAAGATTAGATATTCGTATACTAACTACAATAGGAAATATAGATTTAATACCATCAGTCCTAGAGATAGGGAATTTGCTAAACTTTGGTGGGGCTACAACTATCTCACCTGTCTCTGTAACCATCACATTCTTAGCTTTCATCCACCCTATGGTATCGTTACCAAACTCCACAATACAACCATAAAGGGAGAAGTTTTCTCCAAGTATTTTTATAAAGTAGCCACCCATTGTGCGACCTTTATTTGGAGTAATGCCTGTTATTATCGGATTCACTATTACCTTCTACTGTTAAAAAAATTCTCTAAATATAAATATATAAAAATACCAACAACCATTGGCCCCATTAAACTTATTTCCATGTTATATGCTTCTTAGCAACTTTGTCTATAGTTCTAGTTGTCTTAAGGTAGTTAGTAACTGGCTTTATTATAGGCCTAGAAGGTATTTTTATAAACTTAACACCACCTTCGCTTGCTTTTTTTCTCCTTATCCCATATTTTTTTGCTACAAAAGAAATAAATCTAATCATTTTTAATGTCACAGGTATTGTCCTACCTTCTTCTGCTGTTTTCAACAAATCACTTGCTGATTGAGAATAACCACCTTTAGAAATTAGATTATGTCCTGCTGTAACAACAGACTTGTTTAGTTTTGGACTAGAAGCTTGCTTAATTGTAACAAAGGAGCCAGCAAAGACACCTGACTCATACAAAGGCATGCTACCTGAATATCCGTGGAACTTTCTAATTGCTTTAGCTATGTTACTTAATGACTTTTTCTTAGGAGAAATAGAATTAGTCATTATTCTTTTTCTAATTCCAGCTTTTATTTCATGTTCTATATCTATCATGGCACTAGCTTGAGCATATCCTCCAGCCCATACTTTAATTTTTTTTAAAACTGCCATAGTCATTCTATCCTTAACAAGCTTTGTTTCAAAATGTATTGTAGTAGCCATTCTTAATCATCTCTTTTAAAATTTATTCTAGTCTTAATCTTAACCATTATCAAATTTTGCATAGGCTTAACAACACTTATTCCCCAGCCACCATAAGATATGTCATCAACATAAAACTTTTCTTTACCAAACTGCAATGCAACACTATCATCATCCTTATTGACTATTCTGTCAACTCTATCCCCTAGCTTTATATTAAATCTTCCGTCATCTGTTATCAATCCTTTGTTCTCAAAATCTTCTTTATGGTGTACTAAAATAAGAACACCCTCGCTTTCGTTGCCAACAGCACTTTTGTTGTCAAAATTCTCTATCTTTGGCTGTCTAACTTGACAAATACAAGATACCTCTCTGTCCTCACTATGCTCCATAACTCCGTCTTGCGAACTATCTGAATGTACATTTGGTTCATCCCATAATATGTTTTCGTTTGTAAGCATTTTTTTCAAATTAAGTATACTATATACTGCTTTAAATTGCTGTATTATCCTACCTCTATACATTACGCACTCCCCATTGCCATAGGTCGTCTATATCGCCACAAAATGCTGTCTATTTCTGGGTCACCTGTCACATATCTACCAGCCTTGAGCTTAATGAAAGAGTCCATAGCTGAATCTTTCTGAACCTCTTGATCTTCTGTCTTCTCTTTTGTTACAGCTTGCTCATACAACAGAGGGGACAAGCCATCAGTCATGTTGTGTAGATATAGCAACGCCATCTTAACAGCAACTCTCTGTATTGCTACAGGAACTATACCCCATCTTTTATTTCTAACAAAGTCTAATTCAACATACCCAAACAGCCCACTAAATATATACTTTTTATCCCTGTCAAACTTGTACTTGTATCTAACTCTAGGGTTACGTATATTATCTTCACTCTCAACAAATGAATGCGTTCTTAGCAAGTCATTAGGTATCTTGGTGCCATACATTTCATCAAGCCCTATGTTTTTAGGCTCGGTATCGTTAACATAAATCTCTTCCAGTATTTTTTCGTATGCAATTACTGGCATTTTCAAGAGCTTTAACTTATTGTTTTTACCATAAAAGATTTCTATATCTCTAGCTACACCAAATTTTTGTCCTGTAGCCAAATCAATCATTGCCTCAGCCATTTGTAATGCTCTTGAGATTTTCTCATCAGACACTACAAAAACCTCCACACCACCTATCATCTTCTTCTTATCTACACCAGTTTTTCTAACATCATCTATCAAAGCATATCGATAGAAACCACTAACAGAACCATCAAGTATCTCTAGTTTTTTTGAACATGTTTTTTCTGTAGAAGTAGCTGTTTCCCTATACTTCCATACAATACTACCTATACCTTTTGTTATAGTATCTCTTATTTCAAATTCACATTCATATTTACCTAACTCACTCTCAACTAACGGACCGTCATATATAATAGTACTATCTTCTGCTGTTATAACACAGTAAACACTATGGTATGAAATAACTTTCCCTATCCTGTCTATAGAATAAAAGGTAGCCACGTTTCTATGGTAAATTTCGTTCTGTATAAAAGCAAAATCTTTAACTATATCCACAATGACCACCTTTATTCTATATTATTGTTAACAAACAAAGAAAACTTACATTCCTAGTTTGTTTTTAAATTCTTCTGCAAATTTTACATCATTAAATATCGGAATAGATAACACTTTCCCTGTAGCCTTTTGAAATTTTTCTTTATCCTTCTTCCATACTAAAATCAACTCATCCATTGTTTTATAAAACAAGAACGCTTTACTTTCCTCAATATCTCTGTCTAGCAAAACTTTTTTTAATTTCCCAATAAGGCTCTCATCTTTGATAAACTTATAAACAGGATAAGCACCACCTTGAAAACTAACATATTTCCACTTAGCTCTACCCTCTAGTCCTGTATCTTGTTTAATCGTGTATGAACCCATAGTTTTTACTTTTCTAGCAAGAGCTTTTTTTGTTAACTCTTTGCCAAGTCTAGTGTCTAAATCTGGCTTCAAGCAAACAAACAATCCTGTAAATTTTTTAGCTTCTTCTCTTTTTTTGATTTCCTCTTTTGTTAATCCCATTTTCTTCTCCTATATTAAACGACAACAAGTCTAGCCAACAATGCAACTTACTACAGGCTAGACCTATTGTCAAGTTAATTTTATAATGTAGTTTTGTCTGAATCAATGTTGATTACTTTAACAGCAGCTTGTTCTACAGGAAGAGCTATGTCAAATCTCATTGAGAATGTAAGAGTAGTTGCTCTTGCACCTGGATTTCTAAATGTTTCCATTCTTAGTTTTCTCCAGAATCCAAGATGAACTTGTTTAGGGTCAATGTAAAACGCTGAAGTTCTAGTTATACCACCAACTAGTTCATCAATATAAGGTGCTGATATAAGCTTTCCACCATACATTTCTTGAGTCACAGGTCTACGTAATTCTTGTTCCATGATTGAGTTACCATGACCACCTAACATTCCTTGTAACTTTTTATTAGTGACATCTGCTACAAACATTTTCATATCTTGTTCTTTAGCTCTTCTGAAGTTAGTAGGAGTTAACAACTGAGTTCTCAAATAATCAAGTTCAGTCATATTAGCACCAGCTAAGTCGAATATGTTTGAAGTAATTCTAGCTAAGATTCCATCTTTAGAACCAAGCAAAGGGTCTACCGAAGCTATATCACCATTGATTAATAAATTCTCAATATTAGAGCCAATAACTGCATAAGCTTCCTTAAGAATATAAGAACCTAATCCATTCTCCATTAAGTTATCTTCTAAAACGTCATCATAAATATCTATCTCAGCTAGATATTCATCAACGAACATTTCATAATGTCCTAATGTAGGTTTAAACTTTTGTGCTGCTGGCATAGTAGAACCAGAAGGAGGAGCAGGATATAATACATTCCCTCTCATATCAAATGTAGAGCCACGTTTTCTGTATGAACTCATCATATCGATTGTAACTTCTTCTGAGCAACTTCTTCTGGATTAGCTGCCTCAGCGTGTACTTCAGTAACATCCAATGTAGCTTTTTGAATAATGTTTTTTCTAACTTGTCTATCTTTTCCTTCATCTGTATTTTCAAGATTATAACCACCCATGTAATCAGAGAAGTCTTCTACTAAGTCTACAAGAGCATTTCTAGGATTTGTTCTTCCTTTATGTTCGTTCTTGTATATTCCACCTAACAAATTATCCATATCCTTAAAACTTTGTGGCGTTTCTAATTGGCTTGTCCTTACTTTTCCCATTCTGTCCTCCTATTTTTTCTAATTAAATTAAGGTCTTTAACACTATTGTATTCCTTTATTACAACTTCCTTGCTTTTCTTTTTGTCGTTAGAGCTTTTCTCCACAGTTTCTCCTGAAACAACAGGCTCTACTGTAGCATCAACAAGCTCTTCCTTCTCAACCTTGTTTGCTTTTTCTTTTAAACCATCCTCTTCCTTGATTCTGTTTTCAAGAGATTCAACTTTGCTAGTCAATGATTTCATAGAGCTTAACACTTCAGAAAAAACATCTACAGCTTTACTGTCTTCGTTAATCACTTCTTTTTTCTCCTCAACAGGTTTCTCTTCAACAGGCTTGCTTAATATAGAGTCGGTTGCTTTCAATAGCTCCTCTATATCAACCTCAGAAATATTAGACTCAACTAATAATTCTTTTAATTTGTCTTTCAAAGTCATACTCTTACCTCCAATTTCAGATTTTTTAAATTCGATAACTGCTTTAAATAATTTCTTTATCTCATCATTTTTTATTTCATCCTCAATCATGTTGATAGCGTTCTCAAGTTTATCTTTATTTTTCAACAATACAAACTCTCTCAAGTTAGCTGGGTCATCTACAATAGATATTTCACCAACCAACAAGTCAGTTAACTTGTGTGTTTTTGTTATCCTGTTTTTTGACATAACTTTCTCCTTATTAAATTTCAGTTGATTTGCCTGTAGCACCTATAGACAAACCTTTAATGGCACCAGCCTTTATCATGTTCCAATAGTTTTCATCATTAACTTTTATTACAAGAACCCATGTACCTTTTGTTATAAGTTCCTCACTGCCATCATATTTAAAATCTATAGGTGCTGTATAGCTTTCAACAACCTCTATAGCTTTTTTGTTTACTAAATTATAGTGCATAAAGCCTATCTCACCAAAATTTGCTAACCACATGTGAGCTGCTTTTTCTATAGTCTCTATATCCATCACATCATCTTGTGCATCGATTACATTTGGCTCTGACACTATACCGTAAACCAACCTCTTCTCAACCTGAATTGCCTTGCTAACTAGTTTAACCTTATCTTTTGCACTATCATACTTAGTTAAAACAAAAATATCATCTTCTTCTTTTGTCAAAGAGAATAAATCATTTTTAATTTTCAAGACTGCATTAACTCCATTATTTGATACCACTTTGAGCGTGTGCTTTTTTCCCTCATAAGTAGTCTTTTTAGCGACAATTTCTCCTTTGAATGCAATCGCCTTGCCAAACAAGTTAATCTCATCAAACGGCTCGTGAGTGAACCTTAAATCAAGATTGTTGTCACTTCCTTTTTCAGAAATAGTCATCACAAAAAAATTATTACTTTTTGCTACAAGACAGCTATCTTCGGTCACTTTGTCTTCTCCATTTTTGTTCTCAGACTTGAAAGAATACTTTGTTTTATCAGCATTTATTTTGAAAAACTTTGTACCCTTAGCGTCATAATCCTTTGTCTTTAAATATCTTATAGTATTTTTATCTGGCGTTATAACATATCCATTAACTTTCTCCGTATATCTAAGCTTATACCCATTCATAAACAGAAATGTTTTTCCTGATACACTCGCTGATTTGATTTTAAAATTCAACTCACCAAGATAATCAAATAGGTCACTACTCTCTAGTGGCACATAAGAAACCTCTTCTCCAAATGAAGCCTCAAATTCAAACCAACTTAAATAATCAAACACAGCAAATGTTGTTTGCTTAGCTATTTGTAAATAATCATTTCTTGCTACAGAATATTTCACACCCTTTTCAAAAGACTCAATATAAAAGTTTGCAAACTCTAAAAACAGGTCAGATTGAACAATCTCTTCGGCAGGCATAAAAGAAAGCATTTGTTCGCCAAACGCAGTTATCTCATCACTGCCATCAAATGACTCAATATAATCCTTAGTAATTTTTGAAAAATTCTTTATGAAAGATTTATATACAGCAGGCTCATCTACGCTATCCTTTATTTTGTCTATAACATGCGTGGTGTATTTATTCCATACACTTAAGTATTCCATTATTTCCTCCTCTAAAAGTATTCACAATATTCTACAAAATAATCTTTAAAATCTTCCCTCATCTTAACCATCACTGCTATATACAGTATAACATATATTATATAGGAGAACTTATATGAATTAAAGTTCCTTGTTTTGCATTTGTGCAATATGGAATCATATATAAACTTGTCAACCTTGACTGTAATGAAGTACTTTTTATCCATTATATAGTCTTGATATGTTGTAACCATCTTAGGTACTTTTTCAAACTTCTCAACTATGGAATAGCCTTCTATAAGCAGCTCCCTTACTACAGTAGAAAACTTTTTATTATTTTTGCTAGACAATAGCGAATGGTAAAATATAATTATCTGTAGCAACTCAAAATTAATTTCAATTTTTTTTACTATCTTGCTATTAAAACTTATATCAATGTTATTCATTTATGTCCCTCTCTTTAAAATCACCATCAACATTTTCAAGTGTTTTATCTATATCATCTAATGTGGCTTCTTGATTCTTCTGATAATTAATCAAGTATTGAATCATTTTCGGTGGTATTCTAGTCCAAGCTTTATCATCCAGTGTTTTAAATGGCTTATTAAAAATATCAGTAGCTATCTTTCTAGCCTCACTAGGAAGAATAATTGAAGCGTCAACAAGTGTCGCTAACATATCACTTATCTTTTTACTATCTTTTGTTATAGAAGAATTAGTAACAAACTTAGCTAAGGATATTGCAAACTCATTTCTCAAAACACTGTTAATAAAGAAATCCCTTGTTTCTCTTTCTGGAGAAAAAACCTGGTCCTCTACATACCTGATAATTGTCTCAGCAGTATCTCTAGTTATCTTTTCTACACCACCCTTTAACAACATAGGTGTTCTGTAAATAGAATCAACGGTCTTAGAGCAGTCATCTTCATACCCTCTAAACTGAGCATCTTTTGGCTGCTGTATCTGCTTAATGTCTAATGTAGCCTTAGGGGTGTTATCTAGTAGCGTGCCAGCACTAGGAGTAGCCTCAAGAATTAATGCAGCATGATAATTATCTATACCTTTTATTTTCTCTTCTAAGTATTCTTCAATTCTATCTATAGAATCATCTGATAACTCGCCATTGTTAACTATTATTGCCAAAGCTGGCAACACTTTGTTTTCAAAAAACTCTTTGTTAACCTCAGCACTAGCCCTTTTCCCCAATACCTGTGGTAACGCATATAGAAATCTTGGCATACCATTAGGATTGTTATCTGGAAAATACTCGGCAAAATGCTTTAACTCAGACGCAGGCTTGTCATCTTTTGGTAGTTTGTTATTTTTTATAGCTTTCAAAAAAGCTTTATTGTTTTTAAATAACTTGCCAGTTAATCTTGACATAACCCTAGGGTCTCTATATTCCTTAAAGTACATTCTGTTTGACAAATCATAAAAACTCCTAAACATTTTCTTCTCCTTAACAAGCTTAAGCGTCCCTATCCTACGTTCTTTTTTTATGTTTATCTCTACTACTTCATTTATTATAGGCATCAACCTTACATTATAAGCTGGATAATGATACCATCTCTCAAGGTTGCCAACCTTGTTTCTAACCATTTGCCAAAACCCATTACCAAGAACTTCCATGTCTTCTCTAGTTTTTTTTCTCATATCTGTAAAACTCTCGTCACCAACCAATGAATCAGCAATTCTTCTGGCTTTTATTTTTTCTCTTCTTTGTTGTCTTTCTAGCAAAGACACATGAGCTTCTAGCTCTTCGTCTACAATCTCCTTCCCTCCCCTGTAACCTAACTCATCTCTTACTACCTCAATTACCTCTTCATAATCTAAATCCATAGAGGCTACAATGGAAAAACCTAACCCTTCTATGTTTGTTTTGTATATATCAACATTAGGTTTAATCGCAGACGATGACTTGTATATCCTTAACAGTTTATCATAAGAATATCTTGGAGAATAAAAACCTATAGCGTCTTTCAACATCTTTTCAGAATCCTCAAAAACCCTACTGCCTAAGACGCTTTTCTCAATCATTCTTTCATTGAAAGAAATCCTTGTATCGCTTTTGCTTTTTGATTTTATGAGCCTCACGGTATTTTTCCCTTTTTTCTTCTCTCGATTTTTGTTTTTCATCATCTTTACTCCTTGTTATTCTTGCCTTTATTTTGCTTTTGTTCCTTATCCTTAAGAATATCTCATGTACTTTAGAAACAAGTTGTGATAGGCTATCAACCATATCATCATTTCCATATACAGGAAACAACGTCATCTCTGTTATAAGGTTTCCTCTACCCCCTATAGGTGTATCTAATTCTGGATTAAACTTTATATTCATGTTTGCCAACAAGTCAGAAAGAACTTCAACTCTAACTTCTTTAGGAATGTTTGTATTGATTGGTATTACATTTATCTTTGTAGAACTAAAGACTTTCATTACTTCAACCATAGTATGTTGTGCTGCCACAGCCTCTACAAAAGTACCACCTACAGTATATCCTTCTTCTATCAATGTATTATAATCACCTTCTATAGCAGAAACTCTCTGAGTTAACCCTAATTTAGCATGATACGAGTCAACTACATATAAGATGTTTGTTTTTGTATCATAACAACCTTTAGTCCCAGCAAAAAAATCAGTTTTGCCTTTGCCACTCCCTTTCTTTTTTATGTTTAAATCATAACTATTATACCACACTAACCTATCTTTATGCTCTTCAATCAATGAATCAAAATCACTATTGTCATACCATTCGATGTTATCCTTGGTTATCATCGTGCTTTTCTCGTCAAGAGGTTTCAATAAATAACCTCTTGCAAAGCTTAATTTCTTTTTACTTTTTGCCAACAACTTTTCTCTGCTCCATATTTCTGGGATAATAGTAAGTATGTCATCCGAAATAGGATATGACATCTTCTTAAATGCTTTATCTTTTTTTATTTCAGATGACAAGTCTTTATAATGCCAAGGAGTACATATATATATTATCTTCCCATCAGGAACTAATAAATTCTCTACATCATTGTCCCATATTTCCTTTACTACAAAACGTAATTTCGGATTAACTAAAGCATTTTTCATGCTAACAACATCATCACCTATGATAATATCTGCTCGTCCACCAGTAAATCCAGTAGTTATACCAACTGCCGTAACTGTAGCATCTTTATAGTTTTTTGTTCTGACTACATATATCTTTTTTTCGTTCCATTTTTTTGAAGGTTTAAGATGTGGGAAAACTCGCTGAACTCTTTTGTTGTTTCTTATATTATCTTTTACTTCCTTAAGCCTATCCTTAGCAGCATCTTCGTCAGCACAAAATAATTTAATCCTAACATTAGGATTTACACCAATAGCCCATATAATGTATGCTACAATCTGTGTAGTTTTGCCAGCACCACGATGTACCTCAATGTAAACATTTTGTGGCTTCATCAATTCATTTTGTATCTCTTCATGAACCCATGCTTGCTTAAGCATTCCACCTTTATTATTGTAACCATCTTGATTAATATATTCAAAGAATGAGTTTGAGTCTTCTCTAGCTCTTTTCTTGTTTATTTCTTCAATCATTAAGAGCTTGTCTGTTAACTTATGCTTAGTAAAACTTTTTATTTTTACTTCGCTAAAGAAATCATCAAGAAAATATATATGCTTTTTTGAGGGTCGCCAACGAGGGTCTATACCATGCAATCTCTTCTCTGATTCTGAAATGTTAGCTGTGAAGTTAACTTGCTTAGTCAATGTCTGATTCCTCCATCAACTCTTCATAAATATCTTTTTGTGTCTTTTCTGTAAGGTCTGTTAACCTTTCTCGTTCTGTTGTAACCTTCTCTTTCTGTTCATATTTGCCACCAAAAACAGAAGGCAATAAATTCTCAAGACCAAACTTAATAGCTTCAAACTTTCCTTGTCTAAGAGAAAAGATGTGCATCTTTAATGACGCATAAGCTATAGCTCTATATACTTGTTGTTCTTTGCTGTCTTTGATGTCATCAATCCTTTCTGAACTTATAACATTATTTTCTTCTATAAGTTCGTCAATAAGTCTGTCTGCATTATCAAGAACATCTTCAACACCTTTTATTGTAGACGTTTTTTTTGCAGCTACCTTAATCACAGGCGTCATGACTTCACTTTTTTCTTCCAATTCGACAGCCTTTTTCACAAATGAAGTTAACTTTCCACTAACAATATCATTTACTTCTTGTACTGATATGTTATAATCAGATGCTATAATATCGTGTGCTGAACCCATATCAGACCACATCTTTATTTGCTTGATTGTATTTGAATCTTTTACCATATCAACCTCTATTTAAGTTCTGTATTCTAGTGTTTGCTTCTTCTTGAAAAATAGCTAGTGCTACAACGGCAGCATCGGCCTCATCATATATGTAACTTTTTATAGTATTGTTTTTAGTAAACTCAATCTTAAAGTCTTTCAACATTTTATCTACAAATTCTACAATTTTATTTTTAGTAGTTTTTTGTTTTAAAAACTTCTTCATTATGTTATAACTGGACATTTTTCTAGCACTAGATACATGCTTATGTGTTGGTTTAACACCAAGCTCTTTGTAGACAATGTAACTAACAATGCCGTTAAACATCAACAATTTTGTCAGAGTAGTTGTATTCGTAAAGCCTTTCTTAAAACTAAGTAGTGGTGCTTCTATCCCAACATAAGTTATATTATAATCGTTGTGCAACTCTTTAATATAATCTTCTACAATCAAAGCTCTTTCGGTTAATGTAGGAACTTTTGTTGTAGTAATATGAGACTGTAGGATTAACTTTTTGTTTTCGTCTAAAATAGCAACACCTGTACAGGTTGTTGAAACGTCCAAACCTAGATACATGAATATCTCCTCTGTTTAAAAGATATTTAAAATCAAACCACAAAACACAATATACTGACTTTCAGATTATTTGTCAAATTTTTTTTTCACGACAAAAAAAAACAAAATAAATTATTCAATAAAATTGAACAGTTAATTGATAATCAAAAATTAATTTAAAAAATTGCTTGACAAAAAAAAGAAAACAGATTATTATGTTTTTTGAGAGGGCAGGGGTCAAGTCGCAAAGCCGATGGCATAACGAGGAGAACCTGTTTTACTTCCACATGAGAAGTTATTATTTTTGGTGTTCCCTTAGTATTGTTATTTAACTTTAGTTCTGTAGCAAACTAAGAAATCCAAGAAGAACTAGATGACGTTGTTTGTTTCTAGTAAGTCATGTACAAAAAAAACAAACTAGGCATGTTTTAATTAACAGTGCTGAAACTGTGGTAACTTGTAAATAGCTAAAATAGTGACGTGGTATAGCCCACAGATGTCACTATCTATTTAACAAGAATCATAGTACCATAACATTAGTTACTGTAGCTCTATATCTTTCCTATGAGGGACTTGGATACCTATATTAACTAGACTTACTAGCCTGTCATTCATAGGCTCTGACAGGAGAGTTATGTCTACACCTTCGTCCAAGCTTCTGTTTGGGGGGGTTTGGGGGGGACAGCAGGGGAGTAGGCCGAGAGGGCAAGGGTAAGCCACTAACCTCTGGCTCACAAGGAGTTATATAAAGGCGTTAAGGGTTGAGCGAATGAGTGACCAACGGGAACGAATGAGCGATGTATATAGAGGAAGATAATATGTACATCATACATCATACATCATACATCAGAACGAAATAAAAGATAATTCCTTGTGTTCCTGAGGCAGTGACTGATACCCTGCCCTCTCGTTACTGTGAGGTAGACCAACCTAACTTGAAAACAACAGTCATATAATCACTAGGCATCAAACACTATGCTGAATATCTTGCGATACTTGTTAGCATACGCCTTTATGAAAGATATTCTTCTCTCTTTAACATCTGCTACACTTAACTTTAGCATGCCAAGTTGATAACTTTTGTCCATCTTCCAATATCCCCATGAATGGAATAATTTAACATATCTTTCATAATGTACCTCATACCCTAGCTCTTCCTTTAATGCTATGCTACAAGAGTATGCTTCTTCTTCAAACGTTGTTCTGTATTTCGCTTTAAGTGGGTATACAAACAATAAGAAAAGCAAGAAATGCAAAAATCGTAAACTAAAAGGTATCGCTAATAATGAAAACAAAGATAATGCTATGAATATTTGAGGTATGAAATATTGAATATAAAACTTTACTGTACCTATCTTTTCTTTTTTGAGTCTATGCACTTCTTCATGAAATAATATGAAAAATAATTTCTTATTTCCTCCATTGTTATTTAGGAAAACATTGTTTCCTATTATGATTCCAGCCATTTTTTTTTGTATTTTGAATAATACCTTCCATAACAATCCCTTCTCTACTATCTTGAAGTCTTTAAAAACATTTAAAACTTCCTGTTTTTTTGCATTCATTTTGTCCTCTTCGTTTAAAGATTAAGTCACATATTACTATATGATAATCTTATAGTAAATGGTTAGGTTTTGTAGCAAAAAGGAGTTTCATGATGTCACAATATACAGAAAAATTTGACCTCTTAATGAGTAACGATGTCTTGGATTTTGTTATCGTTATTCGCAAGGAACGAAACCCATTGCCAACAGACGACTATAGCATTGGTATTGAAGAAGGAACTAAGTTTGTTAATAAAATAACAAAAGAAACATTCACTTGTGTAAATAACACAGTAGGTATCGCAGAGTGGGTTTCCAATAGTGGTTCATCAGGTGGTCTTCCGTCTGGTAATCATGGTGATTTGTTCTTTAGGGATACGCCAACTGTTGTTAATGCGTTACCTATTGGAATGCCAAATCAAGTATTAACTTCAAATGGTATTGATGTTGAATGGAGATTTCCATCAACTGGAATATCAAGAGAAACAAGGGTACTTATAACAAACACTATGAATACAGGAACAAACATAAGTGTAACTTCTTCTGGTCCTGATTATGTTGTAAGTGGTAGTGTTGGTAATTTATTATCTTCACAAACATTGTTCCGAAATAGTTTACTACAGAAAGTATATCTAAATGGAATGTTGTTGGACAAAGAACTCGATGTTTTATGGGTGAATAGTCAAACATTTAGTTTGATAAATAATATTATAGACGATGGTGATGAATTAAAAATATTTGGATAAGGAGATTATGATGAAAATTAACGAAAGAGATGTAGCCCTAAGGTCTGGCTTAACAAATTACCCTGCTTTAAAAGACTTTATGGATAGAAGAATAATTATACAGCTACCATTTAATGAAAACACTACAATAAATGCTGGTGCAAATAATGTAGTGTTGATAGACAGCTCAATGGTTGTAGCTAGTAATTTGTCAATAGGGTTAGGAACTAGCTATAACGGTGGTTTGTTTGCTTCATTATTGACTGGTACTGTTGGAACAGGTTCTATCAACACTAACTCCGATTCACTTGGCAACATATTAAACATGGTTAAAATAAGAGATGCTACTACTCATGATTCAGTAACTGACATCAATAACAGAGAAGTATATGGACTTGTTCAAGCTGTATCAACTGCTTTAGATGGTGATGTTATTGGAGCTTCTGGCTCTGAAAATGTTCAACTTTCCTTTGTTGTTGTTGATAGTGGTGGCACATTAGTTTTAACAAATGTTGCTGCTGTAATAGAGTTTACACAGCACAATACTTATCTTGAAAGAATGAAGCCTACTATTATGCTAGAGGGTGGCAATCCTACTGCTGACGCTTTGGCTGTAGACCCTTTGTATTTTGACCAGGGGTTTTATGTTGTAACGACAGCTTTTGCCCCTAACGAAGTAATTACTTTGTCTACTGGTAATGGTGCAAGTGCTGGAGTATCAACTCAATCAGGTGACATAATATCTATTGGAGCTGCTTCTGGTGCGTTTAATAGTAATAACCAGCTTTCTGTATTGAAGAATGGAGTAGAACAAGTTAAAGGAACGGAAGTTATTTATGACTCTTCAGGTTCGTTTCATTTTGCTTCACCTTTAGATATTGACGATACATTTAAAGTAAAATTTCTAAACTAAAAATAAATAATATAATTATAAGCAAGGTTGTATTTATAGGCAGACAATATGGCCTTGCTTTATTCTCAAGGAGATAAATTATGTTTAACCAAAGAGACATTAGAAATCACAGAGTCTCAACCATAGCAGAAATGAATGCAATCATAAACGCCAACATCAAAACTAGCTGCTATTGTGACGAGACAGAGACGCTTTATCGCTTCTCGAATACTAGCTCATTGATTGTCAATGATACCTCTATTTTAGCTACAGGAGTTGGCCTTACAACAAGATGGATTGGAGCGTCTGGACGATATAAGCATGGCGAGATAGATATGGATGGAGCTTTCAATGAAAAGATAATTGAAATAAATAGTGACTATGGTATAGCTGACAACTGGATGTTTGGGCAACTACATGTAGATACAAGTGGTGGTGATGTAACTTTAACGCTGCCACCGTCAATAGCTCCTTTGCCTGATGGAGCAAAGAGAACTGTAATTAACATAGGACACAATAGAGTGTTTTTAAATCCTAATGGCGTACCTATAGATGACGACACTTCTGAAAGAGTGATAGCTTCAGAAGGATGGCTAATACTATATAAGGTGCAGTCAGAAGGTAAAATATTTAACAGCAAAAATACTTTTATTAATCAATACCCAGATGATATACCTAACCTAGAGATATGGTTAGACCCAGAGCAAGGGATTACTCAAGCTGGTGGCTTTGTTAGTCAATGGGTAAGTCAAGATATAAACTCAAGAACATTTGTACAAACTACACTAGGAATACAACCTGTCTTTAATGCTAGTGATATAAATGGCTTAGCTACAGTAGAAAATAGTGCTTCACAATATATGAGTGCTGGTGCTGGATTTAATGTATTTGACAACACAAGAGGATTATATTGCGTAGGTTTATTCTATGTAACTAATACTGGCACTGATTACATTATCGGAAAGTCACAGAATACACAAAGAGCATGGAGGTTTGGTCAAAGGAGAAGTTATATATACGAAGAAAAAGCAGGAGTAAGTACGTCTGTTGCTATGAATCCAGCAATACAAGAGTGGCAAATTTTAGAAATGGTATGGATTCCTGGTGGTCAAACTAGAGTATATCTTAATGGAATTAGACAAGCTGTGAGTGCTTCTTCTATCGCTGACATAGACACTGACTGTACTTCTAACTTACAAATATTTGACCTACAAGAAGGTGGAGATTTTGATGGGAAGATTGCAGAGTTATGCGTATACTCAGATGTTCCTTCACTTAATGTAAGAGATAATTTACGGAATTACCTTGTAGCAAAATATGCTTTAAATAATATAAACAGCAATGCTCTTGGTGAAACACAAGGGCTACAGTTAAATATAGAGACTCAATCATTAGACTATACCATAAGGGATGATGACTACTGTACGCTAGTAGACGCTAGTGTAAGTGCTGTTACTATATCTCTACCAACGGCTATTGGTAGAGATGGAAAAGTATTTGTTATTAAAGCTATTGATTTTACTAATGCTATAACAGTAATGCCGTTTGGTACACAAACAATAGAAGGTGTAGCTTCGTACAGTTTTGCAAACGTAAATGAGTTTGTAACAATAATGTCTGATGGTTCAAATTGGATTATAATAAGTTGATATTACAATAAATAGGAGATTAAAATGTCACAACACACAGAGAAGTATGATATACTAATGAACAGTGGAGCAATAGACTTTGCTGTTATCATACGTAAGGATAGAGACCCGATACCAACTGATGATTATAGTATTGGTGCTGAAGAAGGCACCAAGTTCGTTAACAAAGCAACAGGCACGGCGTTTACTTGCATTAACAATACAATAGGCTTGGCTCAATGGGTTCAAGATGGAACTTCTACAGGTGGCCTCCCTATAGGTGTTAGAGGTGATGCCTTAGTGCATAATGGAACTACATGGGTCACATTAAACATAGGAGCGTCTGGTGAAGTGTTAACATCTAATGGACTTGATGTTGTATGGGGTTCAGCAAGTGGATTGCCTACAGGTGCTATGGGTGACATACTATATCACAACGGAGTTAGTTGGATCGTAAGGCCTGCTGGAAACGAAGCAGATTTACTTAGATTTGTAGCTGGTGTTCCTGTATGGGTTAACTTAATATCTGATGGAGTTGATGATGGTGATATGTTAGTATGGAATGCTACAACAACTTCTTATGATAGATTTCCTAGAGGAGTTGAAGGGCAAATATTGCAAATCGTTTCTAATGTGCCTCGTTGGGTTACGTCTGGTGGTCTAAATAGAATAACAATCACAAGTACGACAGTGCTTGCAGATACAGATATATATGACGCTATTACTTTGAACGATTCTTCAAACATAGATTTAACTTTGTTTCCAACGCCTGTTGATGGTAGAGTTATTGAAATTAAAAACTTATCTCCTGAGGTTGCTACAAAAAGAGTGTTAGCAAATGTTGGTCAAACAATAGATGGGTTCAGTGAATATGTATTAGCTTATAATGAAAGCATTAGACTTATGTTTAACCTTGATGATAACATGTGGGAATTAAGATAATTATATAAAGGAGATATATTATGTATAAAAAGAACTTAAGACGACAATATTTAGACAACATAAAGTTAACTATAGGTGTTTCTTACCCTTTGACTGTTTCAGCTTTTGACGGTCACATGGCTAAATATGCAGCTTTTTTTAGAGACAATTTTGGTAGCAATGATAACACACAAAACAAAGTATACTTTAAAATATGCAATCTTTCAACAAGTCAAGAATGGGACAATATGAGATTCTCACAAATGTCTGATGTTGTAACTTGGTGTAATAATAATTTATCTAATGATGGTTCAATCTTTAATGATAGTGTTGTTATGTATCCATTTTATTATGTTGATGAATCAATCCCTACAATTACTACAATGTATGGAATGAATAGGCTGTATTCTGCATTAAGAGGTAAGAGAAACTATCAAAAATCTTCTGCAAACACTGCTGTTAATCTTGTAAACACACCAAACATAACAGGCATGTTACAAGACATGTGGCAACAATTATGGGGGCATACTATTGATTTTAATGTAGGTTTGCATAAACAAATTATATGGTTATCAGCACGTAGCAACAGAAATCTTTATGGGAATTATAGAAGTGACAAGCATATTGGTTTCAACGGTATAACAGGACAACCACCAGTTAATAGGGCATACTATGATAGTGGTAGTTCTAATGTAGCTGTTTGTCCTTCATCAATGACTAGTGATTGGATTATAAATGGTCAGACTAATGGCTCATGTTACGGTTCAATAAACACAGATAATACCTCCTATATGATTGAAGGTGCTAGCCAAGATTCTGTTAGAAAATTAGGTACCGAATCTATTATGCAATCTAATGACAGTGTTATAAGGGGGTATCAAGTTCAGTACAGTGCTAATACAGACTATATGGTTATGGCAGTTAAGCCTGTAGGGATTGATACTGTTGTTATAGATTATGTAGATTTTATCAAATATGATTTACTTGTATGTGGATTCAATCAAGAATTACAACAAATAAATGAAAAAGTTATTTCTACACCACCTCCAAGAAGTGATGCTAGAGGTGGAAAGATGATGTTAAGAAAAACCGATTGGATTTTAAGACAAGAAATAACTAGTCAATTTAGTACAACAAGTAATAG